TTATTGATTTCGGAGATATTTTCAAATTCTCTCATATATGAACGCAAAGTTTCTTCATTTTCTTCCGAGTAAAATGGTAAATCCAATTTTGATAATAGTGATGTATCTTCCATTTTATTATCTAACAACCATTTATTTATCGTGTCAATTTTACCTTGCACTAATGTAGCTTCGGAGCCAATGCTTCTTGCCAAGTCTTTGAATACTTCAAAATATTTTACATAGTTATCTAACTGCAATAAATCTATTAAGAATCTTTTTCTATTTGTATCAGTAGCAGTAAGAAACTGCAAAGATGCATTAGTATTTTGATATACAATTTGACTAAAAGTTTTATGGTCAATTCCAATAACTTCTTCTAATGTTTTATATGTATTTGTAGCTGTATGGCTTGATATATCTTCTCCATTTTTATAGAGTTTTACTTTTATATTACCTCTACGGACTACATCAATTTTATACTCATCATCTACTACATCAAAAGTCAAAGATATATCATAGCCATTATTGACTTCACGATTTGGTATATCTGCTTTTTTAATTCCTTTCGAGTTTTTGTTGAAAAGAACTTCCTCTAAAATGAGAGGTATAGAGGACTTACCAGTACCATTTGTACCAACTAATTGAGTAACTATGCTTTCAGTTAAATCTAATTCATTATCTGAACCATAACTAAAACAATTACTCCACTGCAACTTCTTTAGCGTAATCACTAAACACTCCTAAAATATTTTTAACTTTATCCTCATTTAACTCTAATATGTAACTTAAATACTCATTAAGTTCTTCTTCCATTGTCATTTCTTTATCTAATACTAGAGTTGCTTCTGTTTTTCTTTTTATGACTTTCTTGTCAAGTAATTCACTATTTTTAACATTACTTAAATCTGCTACATCTCCTTCTATTTCATAGATAGTATGGTGAAAGTCTGTTTGTACCATTTCATCTTCTGTTTCTATTGTTTTTCTTAATAACTGTGGCAAATCAAACTCATGCCAAGTCCAGCTCCAATCTTCATCAAAGTGATGAGTTGTATCATCTATAAGTAGATATCCTGTTTTTACCAAGTTTCTATGAAAACTTGTAGTCATAGGACTGCCAGGATATATTATATTCTTTTGTGTATTCTCATGTGAATGTAAATCTCCTGCAAATACATAAGTAAATCTTTTAAATCTATCTAAATCTACTTCAGGTTGTACATGAGGTGGTATTTCTCCACGAACATGAGTAAAAAGATAATAAGCATCTACCATTTCTATACTTTTCTTTTGATGTAATTCAGCATAGGGTAATATTGCCCAGTCATCTTCGTAATATACTTCATCTATTACTTCTACAAGTGGATTAATACTTGTAGTTGCTCTTTTTAAATTTGTAAAGAAAGTTTTATTTTTGCGAGTAGCTTCGTGATTACCGTCAAAAATAATTGTTCGTTTTGTAACTCCCTTTACAAAGTCAAAGTAAAGGCTTAATTCATCCATGCTGGGGACTCGGTCAAACAAGTCCCCACCAATGATGTGCAAATCTACATCTTTTTCGATTTCTCTAATTTGTTCAAAAAACATCTGATAGCGTGAGCAAGCCCAGGCTACAGGTACATTCTTTTGTCCAAGTTTGATGTGCCAATCTGCTGTAAATAGAATCATCTCATAAAGTCCATTGGAATAGTTTGATTACTACTTATAGTAGTGTTAAGTTTATACCCATCAAATACTTCTTTTGGTTTTGATTTTATCCAAGTATGTCCACCATAATGTTTAGCACTAGGAAACTTTGGAGTTAATTCTCTTGAAATAGGTTCAATACTCTCTAGTTTTCTATACATCATGCCATCTGCAGTTGGTAAACAATAGTAAATATCTATATTGGAGTTAGTCTTCCAATAATCAACAATAAAATACCTATTACTATTATAAGTATGCTGACTACCTAAAGACTCATTATAAGGTTTCCATTTAATATAAATATCATTAGACTCATTTGCTAATTCTGAATTTTGCATTGAATCAGGTTCCCATCGTTCCTTGTTTAAAATCCAAATTACTTTTAGTCCTAGGCTTTGATAATCTTCATTTCTTTCTTTAAACTCTTTTGGTACAAATTTACTTTTTTGTACTTCAATAACTAAAGATAAAGATGGAACATAGATATCCGCTTTTCTATAGCTCTTATGTCCATTTTTTAAATTTAGTCTTTTTTCAGTTATAGCTTCTACTCCTTGTCTCTGCAATTCGTTTACATGAACTTGTTGCATTATAGAGTGCCATTCTTTAAGACTTATATCTGTTAAATTTTTATTTAAAATCATCCTACGAAGTCTTCTCCTTCTTCCCAAGCACAGCCAGTGAGGCCACCAGCTTTAATTGCTTGCAAAGTTCTAAGTACTTCTTTTGCATTTCTGCCTGTGTCTAGTGCATTAACACTTACATGTTGTACTATATCATCTCTATCAATAATATAAGTAGCTCTGTAACAAACACCTTCATCTTCATTTACTATACCTAAGTCCTCTGCAAGTCTTAGTCCGCAATCAGCTGCTAAAGAGTGTTTAATGTTTCCAATGAGTTCATTATCTTTCTTCCAAGCTAATTTACAAAACTCATTATCACCACTAATACCAATCACATTTGCTTCATCTACTAACATATCCATTCCCGCAATTTCTGTTGGGCATATGAAAGTAAAGTCTTTTGGGTAAAAGTAGATTACTGTGTAGTCATGTTTCAATGGGTCATAGTGTTCAGTGACTGAAACTTCTACAAACTCATTGTTTGAATTTACACCCTGCAAAGTAAATGCAGGAAATTTGTCTCCTACTGTAATCATGATTCTCCTTAACTAATATCGAACTCGTCGCTAATTGACTCATCTGGAGTTGAATTATCAGCACCTTCTCTTAATCTATCAAGAAGCTCTTTTTGAGCATCTGGAGTAGGTCTTGGTAAGACTTCATCCATAGACTTAAGGTCTGTTATTAATTCTTGTTCATCCTCTGTGAGAGCTCTTGGTTTGCACTTTAATGCTTGTAGTTGGTACTCAACATTGTAAGCCATTGGTCCAGTCTTGACTCTTTTGAAGCATACATCCCACCCAGTTTCAGGGTGAGTTGGGTCTCCGAGGTCTTCCGCGGCCACCATTACTTGTTCTAAGAGTTTTTTCTTAAGATTTAAGACTTTGACTTTACCATCGTGAATACATTGAATTGCATAAGACCATCCACATTTTAGTTCTGGATGATATTCTCTTACCCAATCTTTTTCCACGTTAGTAAATGCTTCAGTGTTTCTGTCGAACGACAAACACTCGAAAGGTAAATTCTTACCGTTTTCACCTTTTAGCCAGTAGACATATCTTGGTAACATATCACCGACCATTCTGACTTTGTTATCACCTTCTACGTATTGATAACTGTCAATTTTACTTTTTTGGGCTTCGCCCTTGGCTTGATTAAAACTTATTGCCATTTTATTTCTCCTTTATTGATTTCTTCAAATTTAAAGTGAATACTATCCTCTTCAATCCAAAGTAATCTGTTGTTTTCTATTATGTCCTGATTCCCTGTAAAGAGAAAAAGGTCTAGAGTGGTATCTTTACTATTTTGATACTCGTAATAGTTGCGTAGTGACGCGATACCTGCGTACTGTGCAATTTCACTATCAGAGTATCTCCTTCTTTGAATAAACAAAGGCTCAGGATTTACAAGGAAACTATGCCCATGAAAACTCTTTTGCCAGAACTTGTATATTCTATCGTGCCTATTAACTGGAGGCAGTTTATATGTCAAAATATGCAGGATTGTTAAAATATCTTTAACGTTTCCGTTGCTTTCTTTTTTTATCTTTTTCCAATTATAGAGTAACATTATATCAAAAATTTAACCTCGTGTCAAGAAATATTTTTCAGTCCTATAAGTAAGTAACATCGTACCCTTGTTTCATGTAATATCCCATTCTCGCACCTGCCTGCTTTCTCGCTGTACGACCTTCTAAGTGAATATCTACGATTACTGGTTGCGGTTTATCTTCATATAGTCTTATTACTCTACCAACTAATTGTGTTAGTAGAGGCTCATTGTTTATAGGTGTTCCAAGAATTAGACAGCTAAGACAATCTACTGAAATACCTTCTGAAAATATACTTTGTGTTCCAAAGAGTATATCTTTCGTAGTAAATATTTCTTTTATCATCTCACCTCTTTCTTCGTGTGGAACATCTCCTGTTACGCAAATTGCGTTTTCTCCTACAAGCGCTGCACTTCTTTTCAGAAAATCTACTCTATCACTCACTACGAGGACTTTGTGACCTTTTGCAGCATAACCTGCAGCAAGTACCGCACATATGTTTTGGTACTCCCAATCATACGCTAACTCGTTAATTCGAGTAGCCCACGCTATGTTTGCTCCATCCATGAAGCGAATACCACTTCTAACTATTTCAACGCGTGGAGTCAAATAGTTTTCTTTTGGTGGTTTATATACTGTATTGCTGAAGTAGTCACGAAATATAACGTGTCTTCCATCTTTTCGTTGCATTGTCCCTGTCAGTCCGATTTTATATCGAGCCCTGTTTGAGTCAATAATGCGTGTAAAAGTTGGACTGCTTACATGGTGCATTTCATCGAGAATAATAGTACCGAACTCTTTTGCGATTTTTTCCTGATTTCGATACAAAGTTTGCACGTTTCCAATGACAATGTCTTTGTCGATTTCAAATCTTCCCGAGCCAATCACACCCGCCGCAACCCCAAATACTTTTTGCACTTCTTTTTCCCACTGCGACCTTAGAGCAATCGTATGTGTAACTATAAGTGTTTTCTGTTTCAGTTTATTGGCTATAGCTAAAGCTGTAAATGTCTTTCCCCAACTGACCCAAGCGTTAATTATACAACTGTCTTCAATTGAATCATAAACCGTTTGCTGGGAATCACGTAAAGTAAACTTAAAGTCATAACCTTCGATTGGTACATCATTCCTCTTATCGACAATCTCGTAATCGTCTGGTATCAAATCCGTTCTTCCGATAGGTAAAGTAACTAAACCTGCTCGTATTATGCCCATATTCTTTATGATGATAGGCGGGTCTGTTGGACGTCTTGGCGGTATACTATAAGTAAGTTCTTCATCAAGTTTTGACTGATAAGCTTCAGTTACTTCTATGAAGATTCTATTACTTAGTACTGCCTTCATTATACAAAGTCAGGCCCATTTAACCACTGAACTAAAGAATATCTCTTACCTCTTGTAACTTCAGTTACTCTATGTTTTAGAAATGAAGGAAATACTATTACTGTTCCTTGTTTTCTTATTTGTCCGATAGGCATTTTTAGTTCCTGTCCTTGTACGCTTTTCATTTCAAAATTTCCACCAGCATAATCTGTTGGATTTGATAAATTTACTGTTACAGAAAGTTTTCTAAAAGGCACTGCAGAATTCCAACTTGTATCACTGTGCCAATCATAGAATGCTTTAGTTTTATACTCTCCAAACTGTACAAGCTCTTTTCCTGAAACATTAAAGTTCCAACCTGCCTCTAAATTTGCTAATGCTACATAGTTATGTAACATCAACTCTACAGGATGGCCTTTTGGAAACCACCCTGCATTTGATACTCGCATTTTATTATCTTTTAACTTACCTGAAGTATTTGCTCCAAATATTCCAGCTTCTTTTATTTCTAAATCTTTTCCTAACTGAATAATCTCATTACATACTTCTTCACTTAATCTATCTTTGGAATACCAAAATGGTACTCTTAATGCTTGTCTAATCATCTAACAATCCTTTGAGCAACTCTATTAACTCTTGTACTGTTTCTCTATCTTGTTGTTGCTCTGTATCTATTTCTATTACTATTTTCATACTTTTCTCCAAGTATTTTTCTTTTTAACTTCTGAGAGTTCATACAAGTAAGATGGTTTATTCTTTATGTATAAAACTCCTGCATATTTTTGTGTAGGGTGAGGAGGTCTCTTTAGCTCAAATGGAAACGGTATGTTTTCTACTCGTATAAGTGTTGCTACGTCTTTCTCTATTATTTCTCTTATTTTATGATAGTGTAGCTTTGCGATTATACTTTTTTCATAACGAAAAAACTTCCCAGTTGAATCTACAAAAAACTTTCCTCTGTGTTTTGACAGTGCCACAAAACCGTCAATCATATGTCTTAAATCATATAAGTTTTTATGTGGCGTATTTAATCTTCTTTGTCCCATAGTGATCCCAGGTGCATTTGTATCATCTACAACCGCACCTTCGCACCATAATATTCCATCTCGTTTTTCAACTTCATCAGTATGAAGAACATAAATGGGAAACTGAATATCACTCAGTTTCATACTTTGCTTTAAACTTTCCTAATGAGTAGTCATCATCAACATCAAAATCACAACCGATTGGACAACCTGGAATTGAGATACCTCTATCTTTTTCAATAGCAGTTCTAACAATTTCCATATATTCATCAACATCTTCTTCTTTCACTTCTGCAAGAATTGAGTCATGAACTAAAGCAAAGATTCTCATATCTTTCGTCTTATTTCGTTTGATAATTTCATTATGGGCATCTATAGCACCAAGAAGGTTGACATCAGAAGCAATTGACTGTACTAGAAAGTTGATTCCTGACCTCACTTCATGAGAAGCGATTCCTTTATCTGTAGAGAATACATTAGGAAGTCGTCTTTTTCTTCCAAAGTGAGAGTAAATGAAACCATTATCTTGTATAAACTGCTTCTGATTATCTAACCATTTCTTAAGCCCAGAGAATTGCTCAAAGTAGTCTTTGATAACTGCACTTGCTTCGTTCATGCTAAAATAACTGCCTGAGTCCTTGGTAACTTGCTCACTAATCTTCTTTGGTCCAGCACCATACATAATACCAAAAGTAACAGCTTTTGCCATCTGTCTTTGAGTACTGTATAGTGTTGCGACTTCATCAACTTCACAAGGAAGATCGAATACTAACTTAGCAATGTTACTGTGAAAGTTACCTCCACTTTTGAATACATTCATCAGATTCTTGTCATTTGCAAGCACAGCAGCACAATATACCTCTGCTGTTGTCAAGTCCATTGCAACTATCTTGTTGCCTTCGGTTGCTTTGATACAACCTTTGACAATTGGATTGTCTCTTGGAATCTGTTGCATATTCATTTTACCACTAGAAGAAAGACGACCTGATGTTGTTCCGTGAAGGTTAAAACCTGTACGAAGTCTGCTGTCTCTATCAAGTTGTGGATAAATTTTATCAAGATATGTAGTCTTAATTTTTACTTTCTGTCTTATGTCAAGAACTAGTTGAGGTACTTCATGTTTCTCAGCTAACTCTTTTAGCACTTCCGCATCAGTACTATCCGCACCCGTGCCAGTCTTCTTACCTGTTGGCTCAAGTCCAATATAGTCAAAGAGTAGAGAACGAAGTTGCATAGTACTGTTGGGGTTGAAATCTTTACCTGTAATCTCTTCAAATTTCTTTACTTCAGGATAAGTATATAACTTGGCAATTGCTTCGTCAATTTCTTCCTGCATTAGAACTGAAGATTTTTCCAATCTTTTTCTATCGAATGGAACACCAATGTCTTGAATATCTGTAAGGAATCGGCAGCCTGGTAGCAATATATCTCGATAGACTCCATACAATCTTTCATTGGTAAGTAAAGGTTTCTCAAATTTTTGAAAGAGAAGAAAAGTACAAACTGCATCAAGAGCAGCATAGTCTTTCATAATATCAAATGGAATCATATCCCAAGTAAATTGGTTTTTCAATATTCCATTTCTACGACAATACTCTGCCATCCAGTCATACATTGGCTTCTCATAGTCTCCGTAAGGAGTGTATTTGAGAGATAATTGTTTTAGGCCGTGAGTGCCTGGATTTTCATCTAACATATAATGTAGTAACATAGTGTCTTCGAATCTTGGAAACTTAAATCCAAAATGATATTCAAAGAAAGCTAAGTCAAACTTAGCATTATGAAATACTACTCTTTTCTTGTTAAACAACTCTTGTAGAAGTTCTTCTACTCTTTCATCGATACAATCAGTATCAATATATGCACCATGGTCTGGTTCATAAGATATACTGAGTCCAAGCATATATCCATCTCTTGGGTATAATCCTGTTGTCTCAGAGTCAAGTGCAATAAAATCATAAGGTGCTTCTAAAGCCTTGTTTAGAAACTCTATAAATTGTTCAGTATCTTGTATGCCATATGCTTTATCAGAACTAAGTTTTGCTACTTTTAGTTCTCCTTTCACATACTTACTTATATTTGTTACTGATTCTTCCCAAGTCTTTTTAGCTTCTGGTTTAAAAGCTAACATTGCTGGGTTTATTACTGGTAGAAACTTATCATCTATAACTCTACCGCTGTATTCTGTTACTGAACTTTGCTTAGTATAAAACTTTAAACATTCAGAACCGATAAGTATTACCCAATCATAATCATCAATATTTACATCAATGTCACAATCTTTTTTCAATACTTTCTTTATAGTTGGGTCTGAACATAGTTGAAACTGGTCAAAGTCAAACTGATTATCAAATAATCTTACATAGTCATTACGACTAGGCTTACTTTCTATTAATGCTATCTTAGCCATATAATCTTTCCTTTAAATCTTTTACTTTGTTTTTTGTTAATGCCCCTGCATCCCCTAACGCTGCTGGTAATTTAATATTTTTATGGAGTATTTCTGCAATATCACACATTTCAATCACTCTTTCTGCAGCTTCCTGTCCTGCTTGATCTGGGTCAAATAATATATCTATTCCTGTTACTCCACTCATTTTTAGTAGTCTTAATTTTTCTACATCTATGTTTCTTGTACCAAAACAACAAACACTATTTTCTAATCCTTTATCATGTAGATTTAGCACATCAAATATACCTTCTACTAATATAACTCTACCCTTTATGGGGCGGACTCGAGCAGGAAATAGGGGTAACACAGCTTTTGGGGGATGAATGATATATTTTACTATATCTGTAGGTGATTGACTCCTACAATTAAATGCTACTATTTTTCCTGTCAAGTCCTTAATTGGAAAGGAGAGTCTGCCTGTAAAAGGTTTGTCTGGATGCACAAAGCAATCAAACTTTTTATAAGTATCAGGTGAGATTTCTCTCCAGTTGCCTACATAAGGCATAAAATTCTTTGGCATCTTCAAACCAATTGAAGAAGAACGAACTTCTTCTATCTTTCTTCTTACTTTTTCTCTACGAATATCTATAGGATTAGAAGGTGCATTAAAATGCGTAAATAAGTTACCTTTAAATCCACAAGAAAAACAATTATATACTCCAGTAATTCTATCAATTCTCATACTTGGATTACTGTCATCATGCTCAGGATTAAGACACGAAACTATACAATCTGCTGGAGATAACTTATACTGTATTTTTCTCTCTTGTAATAGTTCTTCAACTGTCATAATTTATCCCCATTCCAGTCTACCCAATCTTCAATTTGTTTTAATTTCATTGAATCTTCAAAAATACGCCTAAACTCTTCTCTTGAAGGCAAAGGCACTATAACTGGAAGTTTTTTTATAAATTGAAAGTATGCTCTATCTAATTGTTTTTCTGTATATAAAATCATAAGTCGTCTACATCTTCTCCAGTTTTCATACTCTTAGTTATTTCTTCCTTTGCTTTAGGATTAATTGCAGACTGAGGACCGATTTTAAGTGTTTCCCAGTCAATAACACTATCAAAACTTTTCATAACATTACTACGCATTTTTGTGCAGTTAAATGTCATACAATTATCTTCTTGTTCCCATGTTTCAAGTGAGTAAGCTGCATCTGCAGCATCAAGTATACCCTTTGCAAACCTAGCCTCTCCACTTGCATCAGTTTGATAAGGTGCAAAGAACATTGTTTCATATTCTTGTGCATATAACTTCATTTTCTTACTTACTTCTATTTGTTCTGTCCAGTCATATTGACCAGATCGACTTGGTGCATTGTGGCGCTTCACTTGGTTCAGATAGTCAACTATTACAACACCGACATCAAGTTGATTAACCTTTTTGTCCAGCTCTGACTGTATCTTGGAGAGAGTTAGTGCAGGGTCATAGATTACATCTATTTGCCTATCTTTGTGTAGCTGAAGTCTTGTTAGCTTATCATGAAATGCTTCAAAGTCACGAGTTTTCTCGAACTCTGGTAACAATTCATGTCCACCATCAAATCTTCCAGCCCACCAGCCAGCGACTGCTGTCCACTCATCAGAAGATAGCATTTTGCTACGCAATCTTTTGAGTGGAACACGGGTTGCAACAGAGCATATTCTTTGTAGTATAGAACGACTATCCATCTCAATAGTGAAATAAATAGCAGAACGACCACTTTCATATACGTTAGCTGCAATATTACAACAGGTAACTGATTTACCTGAACCACGTCTGCCTCCCACAAGCACCAAATCTTTGGGAGAGAACTGAATTTCCGAATCATATTCAGAATTGAGTCCTAAAGGTAAATACTTCGATAGTTCTTTGTCATCTTCAAACAAAGAGATTCTTTCCATACTCTCTGCAGGTGGTTTGACATCTACCTGTTCACTTACCTTTAGTACTATTTCCTGTAATTGTTCTATGTTTTCTTCAGCTGTAGCCATTGCTACTGTATTATCTATATACTTATCTAGTTGGTCTAGAATTTCTACTTGTGCATACTCATTCTTTAAATAGTCAAGTAAAAGCCAAGCGTCGACCTCGACATCTACAGACTCGATAGCGAATATTTTTTCTTGTAGTTTTCTGTCACGGACTTCGTAACGTAGGTCTTCGAACTGTGGAAGGTCTTGATACTTTTCAATATGTTTATCAAGGATTTTGAATATCGGTTGGAAATCACCAGGTAGGTAATGTTCCTTGAGATTAGACCAAGTATCTAAATCATTCTGTACTATAATCTGCTTCAGTAAAGCACTCGCAATATTCAAACTAACTCTCCCAAGTATAAGATAAAAAATGGTAGGGACAGAACGCCCCTACCTAACTAAAATAGTACGAAATATTAACCTATTTCTTTTTTAGCAGCGCCGTTGTAGTCAGAACACTGAAGACCTCTTCTTGTCAACATTGTTTTAACTCCTCTAACTGTTTTGCCAATTGAATCAGCGATTTCTTCGACAGTCATGCCAGAGATATCGATGTCAGCTAAAACGTCAGCTTTGCTTGAACCTTTAGTTTCTTTCTGCTTAGGAATCGCATTGATTTCACCACTTCTTAATAAAGATAGAGCTTTACCTCTGATTGAATTAACAGATTTGCCTAATGCTTCAGCAATTTCTTCTACGAAGCTACCGCCATTTACCATTTCAACAAATGTTCCTTCTTCTTCAGGAGTATAAGTTCTAACTGTTTCTACTTTAGGAGCAGGTTTTACATGCTCAGTTAATTCCATAGAAAGGATTTTACCTTGAATTGACTTAGCTGAAAAAGCTCCGCCTTCAAAGTGATTTGCAATTTCTGCATATGTGTAAGAACCACTGTTATCAGTTACAAAAGCTGATAAAGTAGCTTCTTGGTCTTCTGAGAAAGACTTAGTTGCTGAAGCAGAAGCTAGTTCTACGTCATAACCCATCTTTCTTAGTTTGCTAGAAACTGATCTTGTAGATGTTTCTAACTGCTCTGCTGCTTGAGCAACAGTAGCTTGAGATATAGGGCTCTCGTTGCCCACGAAAGAAGTTAACTCTGAAGTTCTTTCGTCTGTCCATTTTGGTAATGCCATTTTTAATTTTCCTCTAAAATGTCTTTTATGTTATTAATAATTGTTATACCCATTGTTTCTGCTTTCTTAGTTTTAGCACTTGCTATACCACTTTCATTAACTAAGATTGTTACATCTTTTGTTAGGTTATCCTTTACTGCGTAGCCGTTTTCTTCTAATACTTGCGTGGCGGCTGCTTTGGTAGGATAGCTTATTAGCTTACCTGAGATACAAACTGTTCCCTTAGTGTTCTCATGACTGACTTTCGCCTTGCTGTCACAAGCAAAAGAAAAGGGTAGCTCGTAGTATTTTTCAAAGTGGAAAGTGTTTACTAACCAATCTACAAGGTTCGACGCCGCTTTAGGACCCAGACCTGCCGCTACACAAATCTCTGGGGTTATCTCATGTATAAATGAGATGTGTTTCGCTAACTTTTGAGTGGCACTTGAGCCTATCAGCGGTATCGAAAATGCTGGTAATAAAACTGTTAGGTCACTACTCTTCGATTTTTCTATTTCTTGAAAGAGTTTGGTTCCCAGTTTTTCTGAATCCAGTAAAAATGATATTTCCTCTTGGGTGAGAGAATAAATATCATGATAATCTTCTAGACCTAGCTTTTCTATAGTAGAAGGGCCAAGTCCTTTGATTTTCAAAGTTTTTGCAAAGTGTTCAATACGCTTTGCAGACTGAGCGGGACAAAGTCTATTACGACAGAATAGTTGGTCATTCACAAGTTCCAACACACTTGAGCATGCTGGGCAACTTGTTGGTGGTACTATCTCTGTCATATTGTCTTTCTCCCAAAATATAAGTATATTATATCAGACGAGAGAGCGTTTGTCAAGAATTATTTTTCGGGAAGTGGGATAAAATTTTAGAATCAATTTTGAAACACTCTGTATGCCCACCAAATTTTTCAGCTGGATAATGACGGTCGTCTTTAAACTTCTCGTGCAGTTCCTGCTCAATTTTCCAGCAGTTATAAATTGTGTCGTGGTAAGTTCGTTGAATACGCAAATCATATCCTTTAAAACCACGACTTCTTTTAATAACGTGTCTCCAATCTTTTCCCTTTGCTATACCAACCTTAATACATTCCCTTACGAATGTCTTTTGGTTGACAAGAATGACACCATAAAGAACACCTTCTTCTAACTGTTCTTCAGGGCGATTTTCGAAATAAGTTTTGTTGTAAACTCCACCACTCATCTAATCCATTCCCAGCCTTCTGTGATTGAATCTTGAACGGCTTGGACAAAATCTCTATCTTCTTCGGATAGAATAGACCAAAATTTACTAATGTGTAATGTTTGATTATAAACTTCATCAGGATTTTTTAGATGATAGTTTTCATACATTAACATTTCCAGTTGATCTAATCTTGCTTGTATTTTTTCTTTTAAGTTCATGTTGCAAAATGAT